GCTTTTAACTTTATTAAATGTTACGGCTGCGGGCTGATTGATAATGTATTTGTCAACAAGCTCTTGAGCATGATTAGAATGCTCGAGCGAGCGCCGTGTCATGCCATTAATTTTGATTTGATCTGTGTGAGATCGCTTTTCCTCGACGGGTTTATACCCATGAGGCGGTGATCGGCTTTCAACCAATCGCCAAAACTCGTCACAACGTCTGATGTAATCGTTTTGATAGTCTTGATCAGCTTCGATCCAAGCGCGATCTGGTTCTTTGTTGCCTATGATTACAGATAAGCAAGCAACGCTTTTTTTAGCACAAATCATGTGATGTTGAAGCTGCGGCATATAAAATTCAGCAGCCTCGACAGCGTTTGAGAAGCGCATAGAATGCTTAACTTCCAAAACATAACGCGCATTACCAGCGACAATTATTGCGTCTGTGTGAGCGCCAAGCGGCGTTCCATTATGCGTTGTTAATTTATAGAATTTTTGTTTGCTTGTGGCATGACATGGAAAATCATGTTGAGCAATGCGCTGAGTAGTCCATTCTATATGAAAATCCTCAGTTGCAATGCCAAGCTGCACAGAAAAATTATCAGACAAATCATCAGGCTCACGAAGCCCTGTCTTTTTTTCAAACAAGTCAGACCAGTTTGAATACATAATGTTTGGGGCATCAGACGAGCCGATATATTTTTGACGCATTTTATTTGTAACTGACAAGGCGTTCCTCCAGTTTGTTGACTAAAATTTGACGCAAAAACGCCATGTCACCGAGCAGTGCATCGAGCTTCATTCTCAAATTTGAAAGTGTGGGAAACCAAGCATTGTGTGTCATTTGCTCTTGGCAAATAAATTGAATGCAAGGGATTGGATAATGAACAAGATTTTTAACATACGTCTGAAACAGAATTTCTAAATCTGTGTCAGATTGAATGAGCGATTGTCGCCGCGTAACAATAAAAAGCTCAAACAAAATTGCTTTGATATTTTTATGTGTTGTTGCGGTTTGTTCAGCAGTTAAAAAGTTTATTGCTTCAATAATTTTGTCATTGTGAAGACGTTTTTCGATGCAATAAGCTTGATGATTGATATGACACAGATGTTCAGTGTTTTTTTTTGTGTGAAATGCTCGCATTTCTAACCAACTGTGTAAGCTTTGATATTTTTTAGCTTCAATTAAAGAGAGTGCTAAATAAACTTTGTCGTTGATCGTTTTTTTGATAACCGATTTTGACATGACCAGCGGGTCTACGTTCAAGGATTGCTGAGATATTTGAGATAAAACTTGCGTCTCGAGCGGCTGGTTCAATTGAGATTTCTCGTCCGTTGACGAATTTAATAAAGTCATGAGCGGCTTCCTCGCTGTCAAAGTAATGATGGGGATAGGTTTCGGTTAAAATTTGCAGCGCATCACTGCTTGGAAACCAATCGTGCGGAATCGAGACAAAATTTTTGTCAGGAAGTTTTAGATTGAACTGCCAACCGTTATGGCTGCGTTCAATAATCTTATTTTTTATTAATTGATCTAAAACGCGGCGCACTTGGGGCGCTGTCATTTTACAACTTAACGCAATGCGTTCTGCTGATGGATTACAAACGCCAGTTACATCGTTTTTAAATGCTGCAAGCTCGTAAAGAACAAGTTTTTGCAGCGGCGTAAAACAATTCAACTTGTTAATAATCTTAAACATTTGGAAAGACATATTTTGCGTCAACCTTTTCAATATTTGTTATTTTAATCGTCCAACGGTTTTTGTTGGTTTTAAGCTTGCGCCAGCCGTGGACTTCGATTGAAAATCCAACGGCCAGCGCAAGACACGCGCGCGGCTCTGCATTTATTTTGCGAATGCGGGAAGACCAGCCCGTTGAAGTGACTTGAACAAGTAAAGGAGGAAAACCTTGTTTCAGACACAACAGATCAGCAAAGCCAAATAAGTCTTGTCGAACTTTGGTAAATGGAGAAAACCGTTCGACTATTTCGCAATGCCAACCATTGTTTCGCAAATATTTGAGGCTGCGCTGTGTTGGGCTTACCACTCTCTATACGATGTGGTTTGTTTTGCTAAATTATCGTGCAAAACTTTAATACGATCTTTTAACTTTATATTTTCTTCCTGATATTTGAGGTTGTCTAATTTTAAAACTGTAATTTCGTCTTGTAGACGTTCAACATCTTCTCGACGTGGGTTTCTCAAGTTGAAAAGTTCTTCGCCTTTAGGATCTGAAAGATTAATTCGAGATCTTGGCGGTTTTACTGCTTCACTTATTTTAAACGGTTTTTTGGATACAGATGTATCGGTCATTGTAAGCCCCTTTTGAGTTTACAGATTAAATGTAAGTAATTGATATTTTTGGCCGTAAACTTAAGATAGTTTACAGAAAAACTGTTTGTAAACAGTTAATTCATTCGGTTTTGGGTACCGTAGGTCGCAAGTTCGAATCTTGCCGTCCCGACCATTGATTTTATTCACTTTTTTCTGTTTTAAAAAAATAAAAAAAAGTTGGGTTTACACCTTAGTTTACAGACAAAACAGCAAATCTTGCAGTTGAGGAGTGTCACACAGGCCCAGCGTAGCGGCCTGTTGACAGGAATCAACCAGAGATTAGCAGTTAGCTAAACAAATTTGGTTGTTGGAGTTTAACAAGAACATCATCGTTGTTCTCAGGATTAATTGAGCAATAAATCTCAATCATTTTTGCTGCATGTTGAACCGACCAGCCCATAACAAGCGCAATTTCTTTCAAAGTTGCATTTGCTTTAAATAAACGCGTAGCAGCGGTGCCTCGAGCGTCATATAAATGCAAATCTGCTCTAATTGAGGTTTTCTTTTTCCATTTTCCAACTGTCTGACCCAAAATATCAGAATTTTTAATACTTCCTCCCCTTGCTCCAACTAAAATTTGAATTTGATCGCTGGGAAGTGAGGAAATTAAGTCATTTAAACGATTTGTGAGTGGAATACTGACAACTTTGCCGCGCTTTCCAGTGCGCAGCACAATTCTCTTGCCTGTTGAGGTGGTTTTTACATGCGCTTTGTTTAATTTTGCTAAATCTCCTGGTCTGAGTCCAGTTTCAGTCGCTACAATAAGAATATTAGATACCCATTGCGGCGCGATTGCGCAAAAATCATCTATTTCAGCTTGTGTCCAAATTATTTCAGACCGATCTACTTTATATAGTTTTTTAATTTTTTGCAGATGGTGCTGAACTAAATAACCTCGATCTAATGCCCAAGTTACAATAGCAGCTAAATGGGATAGCCTAGCATCGGCTGTGCGGTTGGAGCGCTCAGCAAGTTCATCTCGCCATGCGTATGCTGTTTTTCTAATGCGGTAATCGTTAAACGCTTGCAAAGGAGCGTTGCCAAATTTGGCATCAATCCCGTCAGGATGTTTAATGCTTCCATCAATATCC